GTGTCTCCAGCAGCAGGAGCAGTAGCGTTAGCAGTTAGTGCTACCCACTTGGCAACGGCTGTAGCAGAGGCAGCACCTGCTACCTGCTTGGCAACCATGTCCTTACCTGCGTTGGTGAACAGCGCAACAGGACCATCAGGTGCTGGAAGGTCGAACTTCTCACGAAGAGCAGTGATAATTGCATCGATGTCCTTCCGATCACCGCCACCCTCGATGGTGAACCACGCAGGATCATCCGCCGAATGGTAACCCCAGAGAGCACTGATGTCTGCAAGGATACGCTCCTTGGAAGCATCTTCTGGGAACACAACAGTAGTCATGTTAGACACGATAGGATCGAGGGGAATGAGAGGTACGATCACTTCACCGTTGGGTGCAACGTAGTCAGGAACAGTCCGAGGATCTGTGCCCGTCGGGTTAGCACCAGCAATGGGGTGTGCTGGATTGATCTGGTGAGGCGTGTTGTTACCGAATGTCACGACAAGATCAGGCATGGCTCCTACCTCTGAATCTGGACGTTACCGGACATGATCAGATACCGCTTGCCGTTCTTGATCTGCGACAGCTCATACGGAGCTGTGTCCCAGGTTACGTTAGAGCTAGTAGACGTAATACTGAACGCTACGTTGTTAGTACTAGGAGCGTTGCCAGCCCAGTTCAGTACACCCGCTGACGTACTCACTTCCAGTGTAGTAGCTGTTACACCAGAAAGGTCTGAGGGGATTGTGTTATTTGCATCATCCCAGAAGTGCATGATGAAGTCGTTCTGTGAGTTGAACTTGATTAGGATATCACCTACAGGAAGTTCCTCACCGATCGTCACCCTAATAGTCACCGAAACACCTCCCTAGCTAGGATTATGAATCGCCACCACATGACTACTGGTACTGTGAAGAATGACGCTAGGAGGAGATTATCGACTAGTACGTTAGGATGAATCCTGTGAAGAACCCAACTCATTAGGACAAATGCTATTGACGCCATATAGGCCATCAAGTGACGTCCTATTGATGACTTCCACCAGGGTACACGAAGAAAGATCAGGACTGAGCATACAGCTGGAATCGCCGACATAATGATCAGCGTATTCCATACCATCCTCACACCGCACCTCTCAGTGCCTTCGCAACACGCTCGGTAAAATGGTTCTCGGGCGCACGCGTTGTCACCTCGCGTACAATCCTCTCTACCCTACCGCGCTCTCCTTTTGACTGGTTGAGCTGTTCCTCTGCCTCTACTTCCTTTAGCCTAATACGCTTTGGCTTCCAGATCATGAGGCAGCACCTTCCTTCACCCCAGGAAGTGACTGTAGTACCTTGTTCGTCACCTCTAGTGTCTCGATCAAGAGGTGTTTCTGCGAACGCTCTTCTTCTAGGGCTTCCTGCAGCTTCTCATGAATGACACGTGAAACAATATCACCCATTAGTAGACGCTTAAACACCCATGCATTGAGAGACACTGACATCGCCAAAAGTCCTGCAAGAACTGAGACTATGGTGATGTTGTCTCCCCCAAACATGGCTAGCCTCCTGAGTGATCGGTACCGTTATTCTTTGGGGGCTGACTAGATGGTGGTGATTGCTTAGGAGGTCCAGCCTCAGGAGCCTTCGGATCTCCTGGTGCTTGTGGCGTTGGAGGCTTACGTGCTGTCTCAGGATCGATCGGAGGAAGATCCATCTCGTCTCGGAGTGTCTCTTCCAGCTTGTCATCGGGCACAATGGCCTGAGCACCAACCAGGTTTCTGATGGCAAAGCTAAGTGTGCGCCAGTCAGCCGACTCGCCAATGCGACGTGCACGGAGCTTAGGATACCCTGCTCGCATAAAGTTGTAGTCAACCATCTGTGGAATCACGTACAGGTTGAACGTTTCACAAACGATATCGGCAATGAACCTCGTTGCCTTCAGGAACATCGCTTGCTCTTCTTCATTGGTCGTACCTTCAATGAAGGTCGCTAGGAAGTTCTTCTCGATCTGCCTGTCATGGTGCTGGATTGAATTGATTGGATCGACAACACCCCCACGAGAGTTCAGATCTGCAAACTCTAACTTCCAGTTCGGAGGTAGAACGACGTGGGCTCTCTCGTTGGTACGAAGATTACGTCCGAGTTCGTGCGCAGCGGCTTTGTCGTTCTCGTTGAATCCTGGAGGCAAGATGATGACTGGGACGCCGATACCATGACGCTCCTTCTGGATTGCATCGATCTTGTACAGATTCGACTTGTAATACCAATGCTGGTAAGCCGAACGCAAGATCGACATGCCTTCGATATTGCCACATTCGCGATCGAACGTGAATACCAGGAGCTTCTCGATCGGAATCCCGATAGGCATGCCTGTGATGTCGCCAGTAAGTGGCTCCATCTCTACCCAAGATGGACCACCATGAGCGTCGTAGTACCACTCTCTAACATCCATCGGGTGTCTGGGAGCCAGTTTAGTCAGAAGTGTTCTGACTTTACCATCAACAAGCCTATTGGCCCAAACCTTCTCAAACATGTAGTAGCCAAAGTCGAGCATCAACATGGATTCAGTAAGAACCTGAGGCCATGAGATCGACATCAGTTCGGTAAGGTTCTTCCAGACAAACTCTGCTGCAGTCTTATCAACCTTAGACTGTGAGGCTGGCTCGATAAACCAGCGAGCTGCCAGAACAGGAGTCTTTACCAGTCGAAGAGATCCCCGAATAGTGCCATCGGACCGCCGCATCCGATCGTACTTCTGAAGTCCCTGTAGGCCAAACAGGTCGGAGTTGTACTCTGCACGAATCCAAGATGTGAATGGAGACGGAGAAGCCGTACCGATCTCACGTACATCCGGAGACATCGCAGTAGCTGCTACGTTCTTCCCAGCCAGTTTGACACTGCTCTTGGGTGTAGCTACGATAAATGGCTGAAACCCCGGCTCACGAGCTACGTCAACAACATCATAGTCACTGAGTAGCTGCTCCAGATCCATACTTGACTGACCCGGACGACGGCGGCCCCGGGATAATACAGAGCTCCACAGGGGCATTAGAAGTCTCCGATCGTAGTAAAGAAACCGCTACCGGCATCTGAACCGATGAGTGTCAGCTCACCCTGAGTAGTCCTGTTGGTAGATACAACAAGAGGCGTGGAATCCATCACGTCAGCCAGGTGAGCCGTTGCGCCAAGCTTGAATACATGCATGAAGCCATAGCGAACGGCATCCATCGCATGGTCCATCATCTTATGGCCCATCTCAGGTACGTTAGTACCAGCCCGCGGAGCCTTGGCCTTGTAGTTGTTGAACTCTGAGATGGTATGAACACACTTGAAGTCTACTACCAATGCAGGTGTCTCTTCAGGTGTACCATACTCGTCGATGTCACGACCAGTCTCTCGCATGGTCATGAACGATCGAACGAGGTCTACACCCTCTCGCCAGTTGGTCTTTGCCTGAGGCAAAGCCATGCAGGGGGCGAACTTCTCGCTGATGGTAGCTACACCTTCAGGGTCCTCAGAGTCACCAAAGACCATATCAAGGTGGTAACCTTCTGGGTTATCACGTGTCTTCCACGTACGGATGTGCTCACTGAGCGTCATGTAAGGCTTGTAGTGCTCACGCCAAATCCTTACACGGTCATCAGGCGTTACCTGGAACTCAATAGCTGCAAGCGGGTTGGTGTAACCAAAGTCAACACACATGTAACTAGGTAGACCAGGAATGTACTCGACGTTCTGAACGAAAGACTCTACATCCCACTCAGGGTAGATCTTACCAGTGAAGGACGAGAAGTCGGCACCGATCTCCTGTAAGAAGGCCTCAGGAGTCATCGTCCTCTCTAGCAGGATGATCTCTGGATCCTGACGACCTAGCGGATACACCGCCGAGTTCTCCCAAGAGGGAAATCTCCACGCCTCATACTCAGGCAGTGAGGGGTTCTTGCCAAGCATCCAAAGATCGTAGTACCAGTTATGACCTTCAGGCGTTGTAGGAAAGTCAGCACCCCCGCGCTTGTCAGCAAGAGCAGGACGAATAAATCGCTCCCACGTCTCCTGCCTGTGCTTGGCTGCCTCAGACATGATACACCAGTCGAGAGCCTCACCAACGAGGTTCTCCGGGTGATCTGCTGATCTAACTTCCAACCTTGTCTGCCAGGGGAACTCAATAAACATGTTCCCCGCCTTCTTGTTGTAAGACCTCTTGACCCGCCTGTCACGTCCCAACTGCAACTTGACAATCAGATCATCCCAGATGACACGGAACTCTTTCTCACCCAGGTCGTACGTAGGTCCTACGATCCAGAAGCGCTTCCCCGGATCAAACAGAGAAGCTTCAAGATCCTTGCCAGCCATGGTACTCTTGCCATAGCGACGTCCGCAGTTTACAGTCCGGAAACGTGCAGAGCTGTTATGAAACTGCCACTGCGTGGGGTGGGGCTGATAGCCAACCTGCTTGAACATCGCTGCCTTGCGCAAATTCGCCACCGGCCCCTCCTCTCTTACAG